GTTCAGGTCACCAAAATTTGTGATCGACGGAGCAGCAGCAGAGCCGTCTCCAAAGGAGGCCACGCCGTTTACGGACAGGAGGGCGTCTGGCGCACTCGTCCCAATACCCACGTTGCCCGTTGAGGTGATCCTGACACGTTCTGTGTTGTTGGTGAAAAGCGCCATCGGGTGATCGCTCACAGCACGAATCTGCAGTATGTTGCCAGCGCCATTGGCTGCAAATTGCGCTTGAACAGTCCCGCTGTTGGCCTGCACAAAGTTATAGGTTGCCAAGGTGGTGTTAATGTTACCAGCCACGTCTAAAGCACTGGCCGGAGAACTCACCCCAATCCCCACGTTGCCCGCACCAGTGATCCTCATGCGCTCTGTGTTAGTCGTGCCAAAAATAAGTGGAGTAGAACCGTTCGTGCCGATAGTAGCAGCAGCCGTATTCAAGAACCGCAGTGAGCCGAGGTTTGCCCTTGAGATACCAAACTGGGTTCCTGTCGAGTCAATCGGCCAATACTCAAGCGCGGTGGCCCTGAAATTATCAGAATAGTTGACTTCGGTCAGAAGCACATTGGCGATAAGGGAAGAAGACCGTGCGGATGCTTGTAGACTGGCAGCGGGAGATGTTGTGCTAATCCCGACTAGGCCATCAGAGGTGATACGCAACCGCTCAACCCCATTCGTCTCCACCGTCACGGTATCAGCCGCAGGAAAACGGATCGCAGTGTTGGTGTCGCCAGCGTGGACAATCTTGTCGGCAATGGTCAGGTCGCCAGTGGCCGTGATGGTCGTTCCGGTTATGGCTGCGGCAGACGATCCACCAATGACAGCGCCGTCCACAGTGCCGCCGTTGATGTCCGTTGTGGTCAACACAGAGGAAGCCAGAGTGACTACGCCCGTCGAGTCCGCAATGGAACCAGCAGAGGTGCCATCCTTGGCCTTGATGGTGGTGACTTCGATGTTGGTGGTGTCTACAGTAGTAGCATTCACCGTAGTGATGTTACCAGTAGTAGAACCAAGCGTGTTGATGGTGATAGCATTAATTGTGCCACCCTCAACCTTATCACCACTGATCTGATTATCGGCAAGGGTCAGAGTTCCTGCAGACACATTGAGTGTTTTGCCTGCCCCTACTGTAATGTCAGAGGTAGCAATGGTAGCGTTATCAACCGTACCTCCATTGATGTCTGCAGTGGTAGCAACAAGAGAAGCAACAGTCATAACACCAGTAGTGTCAGCAATAGTGGCTGATGCTGTGCCATCCTTGGCTTTGATATTAGTGACTTCAATATTAGTGGTGTCAACGGTGGTAGCATTGACGGTCGTAATGTTGCCTGTAGTGGCTGTAGCAGTGGTGAAGGTACCAGCAGCAGCAGATGCCCCACCAATAACAGCACCATCAACAGTACCACCATTAATGTCCGTAGTGGTCAATACCGAGGAAGCAAGAGTAACAACACCAGTTGAATTGGCGATAGAGCCTGCAGCAGTACCATCTTTAGCCTTCAGGTTAGTTACTTCAAGATTGGTTGTGTCAACAGTGGTCGAGTTTACCGTAGTGATGTTACCAGTTGTAGAACCAAGGGTGGTGATTGTGATGGCATTGATCGTACCACCCTCAACCTTGTCACCGGAAATTTGGTTGTCAGCGAGAGTCAGTGTCCCAGCAGATACGTTCAGGGTTTTACCCGACCCAACTGTGATGTCAGAAGTAGCAATAGTGACCCCATCAATCGTACCACCATTAATGTCTGCGGTAGTCAGAACTGAAGAAGCCAGAGTGACTACGCCTGTAGTGTCAGCAATAGAACCAGCCGAAGTACCATCTTTAGCCTTCAGGTTAGTAACTTCAAGGTTTGTAGTATCAATGGTAGTGACGTTTACGGTACCGAGGGTTGTCGTGCCAGTGACATTCAGAGTGCCAGTGACAGAGGCATTCTCGTCAACAGTCAGTGTGTCTACCTTGGCAGTACCATCCAGATAGAGGTCTTTGAACTCCAACGTAGAAGTACCAAGATCAACCGCATTGTCAGTCTTGGGACGGATCACTGAGGTTGTGATGACAACATCCTGAGCAGGCCCAAGCGTCCTGATGGGTGCACCCCCACCAACCGTACCATCATGGTCATGGCCAGTAGTTACATCGTAGGCGGCTTGAATAGCGTCGAACTCACCATCCAAATCGGCAGCATTGATGATGTTACCGTTGGCAATGTTGTTTGTAGTGTCGTTGCGGATATAGCCTGTTGCCATTTTACTGCCTGTCGTTGTTAAGATACTCTATGGTAATAGCATCCAAAGAGAAGGGGGGTGTAATGCTCTCAAAAGCATACTGGAGACTGATAGTAAGCCCAGAACCAATCATCTGAGCAGAGAAGGAGTAGGTAAGTTTTCCACCATACTGAGCGGTTCCAAAGACAGCGGAGCCATAAAAGAAGGGACTGTCTGCTGTATTCTCTAGCCCGATAGTTGGAGGCTGGATTGTACCTATCTGGTCGAAGTTTAACTTTGGTGCCACTGTGCCAGAAATAGAACCCTCTGGGTTGAGGTATGTTGTCAGTTTGTAGAAAGTCTTTCTTACTCTGGGATCAGTGAGTGGTAGGTGTGGGGTAAAGTACTGGGCACGGATAGCCTCACCATCAAAGCTGTTGCCAGACTCCATTCGGTAGGTGTAGCCATCTCTGTTTGCAAAAAGGACTCTTTCAGAGTTGTCTGCAGCGGAGTAGATACTGTCTGCAACGTAGGCCAAGATGCCGTTGACTTCAGCCCAAGCCATTCCTTGTGCAGTCTGGTCTACAAACTGTGTAGCAAGAACTCCAAGAGAAGTCTCAGGTGTTCTGCTTGCAGAATAGCCAAACATTCTGTACTGATTTTTACCACGGATCACGCAAGAAGTAAAGCTGGTATTCCCAGAAACGAGAGAGTCTACTTCAGATTGGATGGGACGAGAAGCCACAGCAAAACCAAAGTCACCAATACGATCCGTAGCACTCAGGAGTCTTACACCATCAGGACCAAGGAAAGCAATGTCGCCACCGACTTCCTGAATAGTGTCTGTTCTTACACAACCAATGTCCAGTGAGATGGGCTGTAGTTGGAAGTCTGCGATAGTGTTGCCCACCAGTCTGTGGATTTGGTTGGTACTGAAAATAATCAGTTGCTCTCTAAAAACAATCAGACCAGTGATTACATGCGGTGTGGTAATAACGCCTGAACCGAGAGCGACAGAAAATTCAGTGTCTGTATAGGGTGCGGTAAATACAAGAGCGTTGTCTTTTGCAAAGAAGAGTTGGTTCTTGAACTCAGCAACATGAGTGGCACCAAGGATGTCTGATGGCGCACCAGTCATTACTGTAAAGGTAGTTCCATCGTACTTGAATGGGTAGTTAGTTCCGTCAACACCAGCAAGAGTAGAAGTCCCAGTAAAGGAGTAACGCTCAAACCGCATCTTACCGCCGAGAGACCTGTCTGTACTCAGAAAGGTAATTGCAGCGTTGTTTGCAGGAGAAGAAGCCAGTGCGGGGGTAATGGTGAGAGTTGCCCCACCTGATGTCACTGTGACACTGCTGGTGATAGTGTAGACTTTTTGAATACCTGCAACAGTAAAGGTATCACCCTGTTGAGGGGTTCCAGTGAGACCATCAATGACGAGGCTTGTACCTGTTTGGCTTCCACCATTGACAAGGACAGTGCCGTAGACAGGCTTATTAATCCTAATCCAACCAGTGCCGTCTGATTCCCAGATGTTTCCACCGCGAGACACCAAAGCTCTTTGACGATAGTAAACAATACCCTCTATCAGGCTCTGTGTGTTGGAAAAAGTTACTGCTGCCCTGTCTGCAGGGGAGGATGCCAAAGAAGCACTCAGCGTCAGGGTGGCATTCTTAGAGGTGCTGTTAAAAGTAACTTCGACAATAGTGTATGTCCCAGTCACACCTGCAACAGTAAAGGTATTCCCGATGGCTGGGGTTTCAAAGATGTTTGCGATAACAAGAGTTGTGCCTGTCTGACCACTACCCTGTACAACAGGTTCACCATAAGGTGGAACAAAGGCACTGTCAAACTTAGTATAGCCCAGAATACGTTTATAACCACCCTCAATGGATGGCTCAAAGTTGTTCAATCGTCTGGCTGTTCCCGGTGCAGTAATACCCTGTTGGAGAGGAGAAATGTTTGTGACAAGACCCCCCTTAATTTCAATAGGAAAAGTTTCCCATGTCGTTGGCATATTACCCAACCCGCATGTTGTTAGAAATGTTTCTCATAACACGGGTGTCTCTTACATAGTCATAACGATTGATGTAGAGGGTTCTCATGTCCTTAATGCCTTCCTCAAACTTTTGCAAGTGCAGGGTAGCATCCTGAGTGTTGCCACGGAAGGTGTACGCGTAGTACATAGCACCATCTACAATAACAGAGCGAAACTGTTCTGGCAGTGTGGGCACATCTGTGGCGTTAGTTAGATCGACTGAGATTCTGTAGTATTCGTACACCAACTCATATGCGTAGTTTGGTGCGGGATGAACCCCAAATTTCTGGTCGGGAGTTCTGAACACTCTCTGGGGAAGGCTCCTGATGGAGGTATTTGCAGTGTTATACTCATCATCTACATAGTTTTCTAGGTAGTCTTCGTAAGAGATGATACGGAGCTTCTGGGTAGTGTTACTGAAAGTATCGTTACGCTTAACCCTGAAGGTGTCAAAGTCAATCGTCTTTGTGTCGCTGGGGTATGCGTATCTGATTGTACCGGGAGTCAGGGTTACCTCTTGCAACACGTGGTTGAAGGGCCACTCAAACTGACTCTGACCAATGTACTGAATGGCAGAGTTAATGGAGTCTTTAGCGGAAGAATAGAAGCCAACAGCAGAAGCAAAGTTGCTGGATGTCAACTCTACTTCATTGAGCCTACGATTTACATCATTCACAAGGCCAAGAAAATTGTAAGCTGACACGTTGCCTATCCTTCACAGATAAAAGTGAAGGGTGCCCCCTAGAGGACACCCTAATGTTTTAATTATGCGAGAGTGTCGCGGTCAACTTCTGCAGCGGTTTTACGTGCATCAATGTCCATCAGAACTGCGAACACACGAACCACACCCGAGGTCGGGGCAGTCGTAGCGGTGGCAATCGTCAGGTCAATGGTGTCAGCAGTACCACCAACCACGAGGGGCTGGAAGGCAGCAGCGTTCTGAGCGTAAGCGCCAGCAGCAGCAGCGTCAAGGTCGAAACCGTCAACAAAAACGTCAGCATCCGCACCAGTGCCGAGGTCCAGAGTGTTGTCGTTCGACTCACCACCAGCAGCGGTGATAACCTCGAAGCCAGCATTCAGGATCATGGTATTGGTGGGGACCGAGATAGCTTCGATCACGTCCGTAGCAGCCAGAGCCGAACCCTTGGCGGTAGCAGCGGCAGCGAAGTCAATCAAGACTTCTTTGAAGTAGGGCATACGACCAGCGGTGAAACCATCCACCGAGCCACGAGCCAGAGTAGTAATAGTAGCCATAATAGAATCCTTTCCTAAGAGCTATGGCAGAGGAAGGTGCCCCGAGAGGGACACCCTAAGTTCACCTACCAATTAGGCGAGGTTATAACGGGCAACCGTCAGAGCTTCCGGGCGCAGAATCTTACGACCGTACAGGTGCATACCACGCACGATGTCAGCGAACGAGTCCGGGTCACGGTAGGTCTCGGTCTTGTTGATCTGCTCAGCGGTAGCCACTGCCGAGTCATGACCAGCAACGATCACACCGTAGTTCGTGGACTGAGCGCTGGAGTTACCCACGAAGGACGAACCGCTACCGACCTGCGGCAGGTTGTTCGACACGTAGACGCGGAAGCCATTCCAGTTCGTCAGAACCAGACCGTTACGCAGAGCACCCGACTCGCCCTGATCTGCATTCAGGAAGCGCGAATCTTCATCCATCAGGACTTCCATCATCACGGGATCAATCACCAACCAACGGCCAGACTTGTCCACGTTCTGCTGGTCGAGCAGACGGCCCATGCGGTTAATCAGCATGACGGGCGAGACGTGAGTGGTCGGAAGCGAGGAAGCACCCGGAAGACGAGCAGCAACCGGGATCGAGTCCCCAGCGCTACCAGCCGTGGTGATGTTGCCGAACGAGGGGCGCGAGAGCTTCATCGAAGTCAGCAGTTCGTCCGAGCCAGCCGTGGTGATAGCTTTGGTGCCATTCACAACGTCATTCACGGTACCAGCATTGGTGTGCAGAGCGGTCTGCTTGTAGCCCGACAGGTAGCCCAGAACTTCTTGGTCATGCTGGTCAGCCAAGCGGTAAGCCGCACGGTTGGTAGCAAGGTCCATGAAGTTGACGTGCGAGTGAGCTTCTTCGATGTCATCAACTTTGAAGGCGAAGTAGTTGGCCTTGTCGATAACCAGCGAGAAGTCTTCGTCGTCGAGGTCTTGAGCTTGAATCTGGGTGCCACGAGCATAGGCCGAGACCGAGATTTCCGGTTCTTTGATGATACGGACGGTATCACCCTGAGCCGAGATTTCACCGAAGTAATCCGAGTTAGTGATGTCACCAACCACAGTTGCTTTACGGAGAGCGAGTTGAACTTTCTTCGAGTAGATGACCGAAGAGAAGTTACCATTGGGAAGCGAGCCGTAGCCCGATGCAGTTTGAAAAGCCATAGTGTATCTCCTTTGCATGGCTATTTGTTGAGCACTTTCGTGCAAAACGATATAACCACCTTAAGAGGCCAATTGCATTTGGGGTGTCAAAGAAGGGATCAGCTTCTTGAGGCCCTTACTCTTGGGTAATCTCAGATTTGTTATTCGTTATCTTCTCGCAAAGAGACAAGAAAAATTCTTCTGAAAACTCTTGTTTCATGCGATTCACAGAAGCGGATACCAATTGCAGGTTGCCTTTGACGTATCCTTGCTTACTGTCTTTTCGATCAAGCGAGATAGTGTGCGGGTGGTTAATCTCTGTGGAGAGAGGCAATCCGCTATAAATGCACTTGCCGTTTTGATTGCACCAAATGTCAAAAAGGTATTCCCAATCGACATCCGGGTCAAATTCTTTTGTCCTGAGTCTTGCTTTTGTGACAAGGTTCTTTAGCTTAGAGAAGAGTGCGAGGTCTTCGTCAGAAAATCTCTCTTTCCACCACAAGCTACTGAATCTAGTATCCCTACCACTGACAAGCAAAATCAAACTCCTGAACAAATAGCTATGGGTGTCACTAAGAGGCCACAGCTATTTGAGGTAGTTATATGAAGAAGTCCTTACTTGTCAAGAACTATCTTGCACCGCCAGAGAGATCGTACACAAAATTACCCTTACGGATAGCTTCCATGATCTTGCCCTCATTCTTGGCGTATTCATCCATGTTCATCTTAGCAACACGGGATTCGTAAATTTTCTCACCGTCCTTATCAAAGTCCACATTGGCTTTGGTCTTAGTTGGGATGAGAGACGCAGCTTCCTTGTTTTTTGCTTTGAGGGCCGAGGGAGTAAGACCCTTATCAACCTTATAGAGATCAAGAACACGGACTACTGCACGGGCATCTTCTTCGTTCTCGTAGAGGGCGTCCTGAACCCACTTGGGTTGTTCTTCTGCCCAATCATGGAACTCGTCAGACTTACGAAGAGCATCAAAATCAGGGTGAGACACTCGGATAGCATCAAGAGCTTTATTCCGTGTAGCCTCAACAGATAACTTCTCATACTCATCAAACTTATTCTTGTACTGAGAGAGCTTTTCTTCTGCTTTCTTAGTTGCAATCGTCTCAACAATAGAGGCAACATCAGGGTACTTTCTTGCCCAAGCTGCAATATCTTCATCAGACTTTGGTGGCAAGATACGTGCACTGGGTGACACAGAGTTTTTCAACTCCTCAAACTTTGCTTCCCACTCTTTTTCTTTTTCAGAAAGATGCCTACGCAGATCACCATAGCGCTTCTTAAAAGACTTCTCTTCCGGGTCGTTAGGTTCAGGCTCAGCCTCTTGGGACTTAACCCTTACTTCTTCCTTAGGCTCTTCTTCTGGGGCCATTGTTTTATTGATAAGCTCTTCAAGTTCTTTTTCTTCAGCTTCGATACGTTTACGGTTACGGCTGCTGAAAGAGGAATCAACGTAGACTTTAGTTACAGACATTCTTTATCCTTTATGTTGGGGCCAGCCTTAGCTGGGTAGCCTTATTGTTTGTATATCACAGTCTTGGTTAAGAGGCAAGACCTTTTCTACTACGAACAGTTTTTTGGGGCTTGCTAATCAAACCACCCTCTGCACGACGGGTTGCATTCGATCCGCCCTGACCATAATTACCAGAACCTACGTTACCGGGACCACCAGTACCTGTACCTCCACCGGGAGTACCACCAGACGTATTTCCGCTAGAACCTACATTACCGGGACCACCTGTTCCAAAGCCTCCGCCGGGAGTTCCACCAGAAGTTCCAGTACCTCCGGGCTTGTCTTTATCTTTATCTGCAACGGCAGCAGCAAGACCCGGATCAACTTTACCCTCGCCGTAACCCACACTGACGTTGGCACCCTTGTCAGAAGATTTAGAAGGTGTTGCAGTGGTTCCAGAAGGTTTACCTGCCAGACCTGTGCTGGGGGTTGTGTCAGTAGTTCTACTTAAAGCAGCAGAAGCATATCCAGTGCCTGTAGCTACAACACCAGTGCGAACAGCCATTCTTTGGGCAGCAGGAAGATCGTCAATCTTAGTCTCAATACGAGCCTCTAGGTCATTGTACTGAGTAGTACCTTTTAAACCTTGGGCTTCCATTACTCCAAGAGCAGCCCTTGCTTCTGCAATGTTTTGTACTTCAGAAGTAGCACGTGTACCGAGACCCAGACCACCAAGAACAGCACCAACAGGCCCACCGACAATAGCACCAGCAAGACCCAATCCTTTGCCGACAGTGGTACCTTTTTTGTCAGAGAGAGCATCTACGCCAAAGCTGTATGGGTCTGAAGTGATAGCTTCTGAGTTTTTCTCTGCCCACCTATCATAACTTAAAGACCCTTCGCCAGTGCTACCAGTCGTGGGAGTTTGATCCATATCTCTTCCACCACGTTCAACCTCTACAGGTTTTACACTAGGAATCTGGGTTGTAGGGGTCTGAGTACCACTCTGAAGCTGCTCTGCAAGGGCAGGGGTCCACGGAACAAACCCTTCAGGCACAAGGCCCATTGGAATACCATTAAGGAACTGGACTGTTTTTTCTTCTCCAGTTGTGGGATTAATGTACTTGCGAGACTCAAAAGCACCTGAAGATTCTGGGAGAGTAAATTGAGTGCGGTCAAAAGTAGAAGTGCTGTCTCTTGTTAAGCCACCCTCTTGCATACCCATAGGGCCACCCATACCTTCAGGCATCTGGTACATGGTAGCTTGATCTTGGTAGGGGGTAGTAGCAGGCTGTTGAACCATACCACCGTAGGCCATTCCAGAGCCTCCCAGAACCTCATTCAACATCTGCTCTTCCTCAGGGGTAAGCTCTTCATCTTGGCTTTCCATGGGCACTCCCTGAGCGTTTACGGGGGTACCACCGATACGACCATCAGCTTCCATCTCCATCATGCCCTGCTTAGCCTGAGCACGAAGGTCTTCGAAGAATCTTACACCGTAGTAGCGCAACACGTCTGCAGGGATAACATACTCACCCTCAGAGAGTTTAACGTCAATGTCATCACGCACTTCCGAAGCCAAGGAACCCGGAGGGATTTCGTTACCAGTGACAGGCTCACGGTTCATTCCGTCATCAGCCATGCCACCTTCTTGCATCAGTCTATTCATTTGGTCATCCTCTACCATGCCACCTTGGGCAAATCTAACCTTTTGTGTTGCAGGGTCAAAATTAAAATCTGTGATATCTAACTCTTTTGCAGCCGAAGTTCTTTTTCCTGATTTTTGTGTCAAGTCCTTGTACTCAAGGTTGCGAGTCCCAACTTTAATTTTGTTTCCGTACTCACTGTTTAGGGTGTTTACAGCCTTTTTTACAGCATTTTCGTAAGTTGGTCTCAAAGCTTTTTTAGCAGCTTCAAACCCACCCTCAAAGTCCTCGGCCCTCAGTCTTGCAATTTCATCAAGATTAGGTATTACAAGCTTGTTCACACCTTCTTGTTTTGCCCTAGCAATGTTTGCAAGCAACAGGTTTTTTACGTAAGCTGAAGTGGATTCAAAGGGAATATCCTTAGGACTGTACCCAGCTTCTGCTTGTTTTAACTCTACTTGATAACCTGCAAAATCTTTTAAAGCATAGTCGATTTTAGATTCAAGATAGGTAAGGTCACCCTCTGATATATCAGAGTCTACAGCTTTTCTTAAAGCATCTTTATGTATTTGACCTACATCTCTTCCTTCAGCGGTAATTCCAAAAGTGTTTTTGTAAGCCTCTTTAAGAGCTGCTTTATCAAGGGTAGGTTTAAGTGCCTCTTTTTCAAAGAAATCAAAAACCCTTTCATTGTAACCTACCCTAGCGTCTAAGCCCAAAAAAGCTTTTATGTCACCTACGTTTTCCACCGGATCAGGGACAGAAAATGATTTTCCTACGCTTTGTAATGCGTCACTCTGAAGCTCATTAAGGACAAAATATTTTTCCCCGGAAGCGTCTACATGGGCAGTTGTGCGAGAGTGAGCCAAAGTTTCAGACCCAAAGTGCGTATTAACCTTACCCGGCAAAGCTTTTGCATCTAGGGTAATTTCAAAGTAGTCTGTCGGCTTGTCCACGTAGTTTTTAGGAATCTGTTGACCTTTAAAGATGGTTTTTTTACCGCTCCTAATTTGTGCAACTGTACCTTCTAAACTGTACTCAAGATTTTCTAAGAGTTCTTCTCTGGAGTATTTTTTATCTGGGTCCAAATTCAAACGACTAAATTGAAGCTCTCCTTTAGAGACATTTGGTGCCCTTTTATTAAGGTATGCCATAATGTCTCTGCCACTCTTACCTTTAGCACCAATATCCATAGAACCGATTGCAGATACAAGCGGACTATAAAAAGAGACAAGGTTGGGGTCTTCAGTGTCTTTAGGCTTAAAAAGGGGATTGATCTGAGATTTAGGTTTTGAAGGGCCAGCACCACCAGAACTCAGAATGGTATCGTCCAAAGGTTTACCAATGCGTGTGGCTGCACCTGTCATACTTACTGGGAGGACTTCTGAGAGGTCACCATATGTGGGGCTATCACCAGAGGCAATCTTACGGAAAGGCTCATAGGCACTTTTTGCAGTCTCTTTTACAAACTCAGAAGTTTCTTCAAGGGAAGGCAGAGATGGGTCAGACAGATACTCTCCTACAGCCTTGGCTGCGGTTACAATAGGACGCTCTTGTGGTGTCTTGGTCTCTGGGTAGAGAGTGTACTCTTCTCCTGTCTTTGATCTATAGACAGTGCCGCCGATCTCATCAAAACCAACTACAGTGTCATCAGGGCCTGCAATCAGAGGGACGTTCTGTGCACTGATGTCTTTAATGCGGGTAAAGGGCAAACCTTTTTCTGTCTGTTCGTCTTCGGTCATTCTGCATTCACCTTGTCACGGAGTTTCATCAGGTTCTTCAAGGCTTGAATCTCTCCTTGAGTCCGGTAAATATCTACAGTGTCTGTGACCTGTTCGAGCTTCTTATAGCAGGCTTGGATTCTGTTGCCCAACTCCTGCTGGAAGTCAGTCCAGAGTTCTTTGTTGTTGACGAAAGGCTTCAGGTTCACTGCTGGCCCTCACCAGTATTGGCTGAAAATCCTTGCTCACCCGGAGTAGGGACAGAGCCAGTACCCATGTTACCTCCACCAGAGCCTGTCGTATCCTGAGCCTGAACCCCTGCAGGAGCGGCAGGAGGCTGTCCGGGTTGTTGCCCTTGCTCAGGAGCGGGAGGCTGAGTTGCTTGGAAGCTCTTGAGGATTTCAGCTTGGATGGCTGCACGTTGCATGGAGTTTGCAACCTTATCGGGATCAAGGTCCATAGACTTAGCAATCTCACGGACGATGTAATCCATACGAGCAAACGGAGCGAGGACAGGGTTCTGAACAACACCAAGGAATTGCATCAGACGCTGCGAACGAACTTCATTGGCCATCAGAGATTCAGTACCAGCAGCCTTAACTTCCAAGTCACCCTTGATCTCAGGGTCAAAGTCAAACTGCATGTTGAAGCTGAACAGTGCTTTACCAAGAGGGGCAAGCAGGTAGTCATCAATGTTCTTGACCACAGTACGGATAGAACCGTTAGCGGCAGACATCAGCATGGAAATGCCAGAGGCTGTACGACCAACACCACTCACACCAGTCTGGCCGTGGGCAAACGACGGAAAGCCAGTGGATTCATCGGCCAATACTCTGGCTTTATCAAACATCTGCATGTTCTCGTTAGAGACGTTGGGGAACTTCGTGCCGAAGATAGCCTGACCCGGAGCGCCACCCTGACGCCGGAAAACTTTACCGGGGTACACACTCAGGTCTTGACCCGGAACAAGGTTTGTCTCGTCTACTTCAATAATCAGGTTGCCACTCAGAGCAGCGTTGTCTACTGCCATACGCATGAACCCGTTCATCAGGGTCTGAGTGTCGTCCATATTCTCTGCAACACCAACGCCCCACATCGAATAGGGATTGATTTCGTAGGGTACAACATAGAAGGGGATGATCGTGGGTGTGAAGGGGTTCATCACAAGGCGAAGAACTCTGCCATTGCAAATCCAGATATTGACCGAGATTTGAGGCTTTTTCTTGAGTTCAGTAGGGATAGTTACTTTGTGGTTCTCAAGAATGTCTCTGTCCACATTGCCCCAGAACTCCAGAACCTCATAACGCTCTGTGTTGGGCTGTTGGGCATCATCTTCCATGACCTGTTCCCACCACTCTTTGATGTAGTTGGGGCCAAACTTGATTGCAGTTTCAATCTCATTCTTACGGAAGTAGGGACGAGTAGCAAGCTTACGGAGATCACTGCGAGACATCTTGTGACGCTCAATAGCAAACTCAGACTCTTCCATGTTGTTGGCATCTGGGTCCGGGTAGAAGTTCCAGATAGACACGTTAGAGACCATAGGGACAGTCTTAATCACCGGATCGTAGTTGCCCGTGTCATCCCAACGAGGATACTCTTTATCGACTGCAAACGGACCCTTCATTACGCCAGTGCCAAACAGAGAACACTCAAAGGCAGTGGACCGCAGGTGCTTAGAGGCATGGGACTCTTCAAGCTGGTCGTGGATTTTCTTTTCCATCTTCTTGGCTGCAATCATAGCAGGCTCAAAGGTAATCTGAGATGGAGTCATGCCGGGGCCGGGACGAATGTCTTCGATAGGCTCAAGCTCTTTCTTGAGTCCACCAAGACGCTCACGGTAGTCCTGCATAGTCTCGCCGGGAAGCAGAGGCTCAATACCAGCAGCCTGCTCTGCCTGCTTTACTTGGTCGTTAGTCTCAATATGGACTGTATCTACCACACCCTCAGGGAGCGTA